GCTGGTAATATTAAATCTATGGGCGATAATAATACTTCTAAAGCAATCTTAATTCCAATTAAAAAACTAACTACCTACTAATGGACTTTATAAAACAATATAGCGATGTACAAGGCGAATTAGATTCTCTTTACGATACAGGATTAATCAAAGGCGAAACGGTCGGATTCTCTGAAGTAGATAAGCTAATATCATTTAAAAAAGGTGCTACATCTTACATCTATGGAACTCCTGCATCAGGCAAGTCGGAATTTTGGTGGGAATGCCTAATTAACTTATCAAAGTCAAAAGGTTGGAAGCATTTAATTTTTAGTCCTGAAACAGGAACTCCAGCAGAAATATTTGCAGAGATTATACATAAATGGGCAGGTAAGCCATTCTTTGACTTGGATGGTAATAAACTACAAAGACTTACTAAACAAGAAATGTATCGTTACGGATTAGAAGTTAGCCAATATTTTTACATTATGGATTTAGGGGTTAAAGATATTACTTTAGATGATTTCCACGAAGCAGTTGAGAAATACGGTGTTAAGTTTGACACAGTAACTACTGACCCTTTTAACGAAGTAAAGCACGATTTACACGGCGAACAAAGAGATATGTATATGGCTCGGGTTTTAGGTAAAATTAGAATGTATGCAAGGGAATACAATTATCACCATACTATTATTATGCACATAGCAAGGGAAACAGGCGCAAAGGTAGTAGATGATGCAACAGGAATAAAATATTATCCACCAGCAGACCCACGATTTATAGATGGCGGAGAAACTTCCTTTCGTAAAGGCGAACAAATGATTTGCGTATGGAGACCACCATTTGGAGTAAGCAAGGATGGTACAATGTATCAAGGAAACGAAGTAAAGATTATAGTACAAAAGACTAAACCTAAAGGCATAGGCGAAGTAGGCGAAGCTACTTTATTCTTTGATAAGTGGAAAAACTGCTATTACGAAGAAATAAACGGAATTAAGAGTTATGCTGGAAATTATGTTACATTTGAATTACCAAAACAATTACCTTTTTAATTATGAACCAGCACAAAATGTACAGATGTATTCGATTGATGCAGCTATTACAAGAAAAATCAAGAAACATTTACACCATAGCTAAATATCTTAATGTATCAAATAGAACCGTATACCGGTATCTTAAATTATACGAAGAACTTGGCTATATTGTAAAAAGAGATATGTTCAACAAAGTATTACTTATAAAATTATAAAACTATGACACTACAAGAATTTGCTAAACATTCGGAAGCCAGGCTTTTTAGTTTAGAATTATTTGAACAATTACCAATCCATAAGCTATCTTCGCAATATTATGTGGATGCTTTAAGAGAGATAATTAATTTAATTAACCCAGTGCAGGATAAGAAATTTATTTTAAGTGATGAGAAAGTTACACGAGTTAAGTGAGCCATTAAAAGCCGTTTTAGAGGCTGACCTTGATAAAAGGATTCCAAAGACTGATTTTAGGCAATCAACCTTATACAAGATAGCAGATTTACTCTGTGTGATGCAAATAAAGCTATTAGAGGCAAATAAAAATAAATTAGGTACAAAGACCTACCAAGATAATTTAACTGCCTTAGAAACGCTTAATTTGGCTTTTACGATATTGACTGATTTGCAAGGCGAAAATTTGCTTTTACGAAATGAGTTATTAACTTTACGGCACGAAGCAGAAATAATTATAGCCGAGTTAAGTGAAAGAGTTAAAACACTTGAATTAATTGATGATTTATAAACCAAAAAAATTATGATAACACAAACAGATTCGTATGCTACATTTGGAACAGATTCATATGCTACATTTGGAACAATTTCAAGTCCTACAGGAACACTTACTATAAACTTTCCTGAAACTGTTTTAGATTTACCATCAAATAAATTAAATATTAAAAAAAGTTATAGAGCAATTAGGCACGATATTATTAGGCAAAAACAAAATAATAATGATGATATTGTACACCATCCTAATGAAAAAATTAATCAAATAAAAAAAGTTTTAACAGGTATTGATTTAAGCATTTTAGAATTATTTTCAGGTAATGGTAATTGTACAAAAGTATATTCTGAATATGGCGAAGTAATAGCATTTGAAAAGAAGGGTAAAGTTTTTGAATCATTAATTGAAAATACAAAAGATTGTATGCTTGTACACTGTAATAAAGCAGATAGTTTTTTAGAATTTCACAAATTAATCTATTTAAAGCATAAATATGATGTAATTGATTTAGACCCTTATGGATTTCCAAATCGTTTTTTTCCTGATATATTTTTGCTTATTGATAAAGGAGTTTTATTTGTAACTATGCCAAAGCCTTATGTTAATATTTTAAATGGAATAACTGCAGCACATTTAATAAGTTATTATGGAGAACAAAATCCAAATGAACAAACTATTATAGAAAGAATTGCTTTATGGGGATTATGCCACTGGAGAAAAGTAGAATTGATTGATAGTGTAGATTGTAAAAGTGTTTGGAGATTTGCCTTTTCAGTTGAAAAAGTAAAAGCAACAGATTATACAGGTGTTAAAAATAGATGACTTGTAAAAGATGTATAGGTGTAATCAATAAGATTTAACACCTGCAAATATTACAAAGGTTGTAATGTCCTGTTTTTTAATGAATTAACTGGACAAAATGCATGAAACTTTACTAAAAATTCATGCAAACATTTAACAAGCACCAAAAGAACATTTAACAAATGAGCAATAATAATCAACATTTTATAGTAATTGAACCTAACACAGGTGCATTTACAATGGAAATCCAAATAAAAAAATGGCTTGATGAGGGATGGAGAATAACTTCAGTAACACCACAACATGTTTCAACAGGAAGTACTATGGGTCATACCTCAGGTGGATATTTAATTTTAATTGAAAAATGGGCGTGAGTATGATAGGCGCAATGATGGGATAAGTGTTCATTAAAATTGATTGTTCAAGATTTGTGAACAGATAACACCGATAGGGTATAAAATAACTTTGTAGTTCATTTTTATACCCGATAAGGTGCAATTAACACTTGTGGCTCACTTTTATACCCGATAAGGTATATTTAACATTTGTGGCTCAGTTTTGATACGAATTGAGCCGTATTTATACGAATAATGAACTTTAAATTTCCCAAATTGGGAACTAACATTTAACAATATGAGTTTAATCTTTGTAATATTAGCAGCCTTTTGTAATTCAGTAATGGATGTATTAAGCACCAGGTATTATGTTTCTATATTTGGAAACTTTAAAAACAGACAATTTTGGGATTGGAATATGTCTTGGAGAAACAAATGGCAGTGGGGCGAAAAAGAAAATGGCGAGAAGTTCTTTCTATCTTCAACTATACTTTCTTTCCTTACGGATGGATGGCATTTATTTAAGGCTTTTATGTTATTATTTATGTCTTTAGCAATTGTTTGTTATAAGCCTATCTTTGGTTACTTTGATATAATCTTATTTTCTATGACTTGGGGAGTGGTTTTTGAGGTTTGTTACACTAAAATTCTTTTAAAATGAGTACAACAATCTTAAAAAAGAAAGCAGATGCTATATTTTCAACTTATATTCGTTTAAAGTATGCAGATGAGAATTTAGATGTTCAGTGCTTTACTTGTGACAAAGTTATGCCTTACAAAAAGATACAGAACGGTCATTTTTATTCAAGAGCAATATTAAGTTTAAGATATGATGAGCAAAATTGTCGCCCCCAGTGCTATTCTTGCAACTGCGCAAGAAATGGTAATTATATCGAATATTATAAAAGACTTGAAAAAGAAATAGGCAAAGGTGGGATGGATTACCTGGAATACAAAAGGCATCAAACAAAAAAGATGGGTAAAGCTGACTACCAAGAGTTAATAGATGTTTATACTGCTAAAGTTGCTGCACTATGATAGATAAGATTAAAGCAGAGATAATAAAAGCCAATAAGACTAATGCAATAGAAGATTTAATAAACTCTAATTTAAAGTTAGCTGGGTATTTATTCCTTTTAAATGAAATGGAAGCAGAGATTCACAAAGGCTATATTGATGCTTACACTACCAGGAAGATAGAAGAAGCAAGGTTGTTTGTAGAAGGGGAAGGTACGCAAGGCAATAAGGAAAAACAAGCTATAATAATGAGTGAGCCTTACCGAGTAATTGAGGGTAAGTTTGAAACAAGGTTAGCAGAGGTTAAGAATATTAGATTTAGTACCAATTCTTTTATTGATGTCTTAACCCAAAAGATAAGTTACTTACGAAAGGAATACGAACTTTCAAGAAATGTAATAAAATAGCTACCTTTGTTGTAAATAACAAAAAGTAACAATGTTTGAAAAAGGCAAAAGCGGAAATCCGAATGGCAGACCACAAGGTGCAGTTAGCCAAAAAAGACTATTAATAGACAACTTTGTCAATATAATTATAGAAGAAGGTACGGAACGATTTAATCAAGAACTTAACTCTTTAGAGGGTAAAGACTTTGTGCAATCTTATTTAACCTTACTTGAATATGCAAGACCTAAACTTGCAAGAACAACTTTAGAAGGGGATGCAAACAATCCTATACAAGCCAAAATAGTATTTGAAGAAATAAGAACCTATGCACCTATCGGAAAAACAGACCATAGCGATTGAGTTAATCGAAGACAATAAGACCAAAGAAATTATTTATGGTGGTGGTGCTGGAAGTGGGAAGACTGCTTTAGGTGTTTATTGGATTCTTAAGTGTTGCTTAAAATATCCTGGCATAAGAGCATTAATAGGCAGAGCAGTCCTAAAGACACTAAAGGAAACAACTCTTAATTCTTTTTACGATGTATGTAGAATGCAAGGTCTTAAGTCGGGTGTTCATTACCAGTACAATGCTCAATCTAATATTATTACCTTTCAAAATGGTTCGACAATCTTACTAAAAGACTTGTTTACTTATCCATCAGACCCCCACCACGACGAATTGGGCAGCCTTGAGTGTAGCGTTATATTTGTAGATGAATGTAATCAGGTAACTGAAAAGGCTTGGAATATTCTTAAGTCAAGGATAAGATATAAACTTGATGAATACGGTCTAATTCCTAAAATACTTGGTACTTGCAACCCTGCAAAAGGATGGGTTTATAATAACTTTTATAAGCCACACAAAGAAAACAAGCTGGAAGATAACAAAGCCTTTATCCAAGCATTAGCAATAGATAACCCATACATCTCTAAACATTATATTGAATCCTTAAAGACTTTGGACAATCAAAGTAGGGAACGGTTACTTTATGGTAACTGGGAATACGATGATAATGACAACGCTTTAATTGAGTACGATAAGATTATTGATATGTTTACTAACGAACATATTCCAAGCGGTAAAGGGTACATATCAGCCGATATAGCAAGATTTGGTAAGGATAATACTTTGATAATGGTATGGAGTGGCTTTAGGGTAATTGAAATACATAAGTTATCGCAGAAGTCTACAACCGAAGTAAGTGCATTCATTAAACATTTAGCTAAAAAGCATTCAATCCCTTATTCACAAATAATAGCCGATGAAGATGGTGTTGGTGGGGGAACGGTAGACCAGGTAGGTTG